CCGTTGAGTTTCCCTCGACTGCTGCGTTAGCATATGTGCCACCATCATAGCGTTTAAGATAGCCAGCTAAAGCTCTCAGTTCCAGGCCATCTGCATCACAGCCCACCAATACTTTACCTTTAGTGGGCTTAAACAGTTCCCGACACTCCTTACCATAAGGACTATACACCGCAGGAACTTGAGCTACATTAGGAGAAGAATGAGTACACCTACCAGTAACAGCTCCGTTAGTGTTGACGTACCCATGTATCCTTCCCTCTTTCTCTAGCTTAAGCCAAGCATTATCTCCCTCTGCCAACTGAGAAATTCTTTTCGACAAAAGAAAATGAGTATATAGATCTTCACATGGAGGATAAGGAAGCTTTTTTAAAATCTTTTCATCAATCTTAGGTTTACCATTCGGAGTAAATTCAGCAGGCTTCCATCCATAGTCCTGTTTTAATCTAAGACTGATATGATCTCGACTGTTTGGATTAAAATGAACTTTCTCGATCTTATTAAACACTGCACCAGCAGAATACCCTTTGGATATGTTTGCTCTTTTAGGTACAAACTCACCCCCATCCTTATACCAAGAGCCAAAGGTGTCTTTTAAATTTTTGCCCACCAAATCTTTTTCTTTTAAAAGCTGAACATATAAGCCTTGTCCTTTCTTAGTATCAAACTTAAACCCCCACTCTATCTGTCTCTGAATGATAGAAGCAAAGTCATGTTCCAACATAGCAGCTTCGGATGGAATCTCACAATAATCTATATGCTCATACAACAAAGATGTTATCGAAACATCGTTTGCACAATACCTTGCCATATCAGAAGAAAAAGTACCCCACTCAGTGTTATCATTATTAAATTCTCCTTTCAGCAACCCAAGCCTGTAACCCCATGCTTTTAACCCATGAGAGCCCCATAGTTTTCGAGGTACACGCGTGGGTGGTTTGGCATCAAGCTCCATGATGTTGGGAAACATCAAGCGAGACATGATTAAAGTATCTTCAATTTGAATCGACTGTCGAGGCTCCCACCCCAATACTTTTTTAAGAACAGGTAGATCAAAACCAATAATGTTATGTCCAATTATCGTCTCAGCCCCCGACATAACATCAAGAGCATCTTCAATACAATCATACCCATTCTGGTTGGCATAAATCTGAGAGGCTTTAGCTCCCTCAACAGTAAGCCCAACACAGTGAACCTTAGTTACATCTGGTAAAAGACCATCGGTTTCAATATCAAATATGATTTTCATGTTTAGAATCCTTCCTCAAGAGCTGATCCACACTCTCTAAGTCTTCCGGTGTCTTTGTCGTAGTAGAGTTTGGTTGCAATTCCTGTCGAGCTTCCCTTATACCTTGCCTTAAGGATACGAACAATCGTCTCACCGTCTTCTTGTTGATTTCTTTCGAGTCCAATAACGAAATCACTAAGTTGAGAAATGCTTCCACTCCCTCGAACATCATTAAGTGTAATTTTTCTTCCATCTTCATGCCCCCTTCCATCACTAGGTTTTCTTAGGTGTGATACTATCAGCATCCCTATGTTAAGTTCTTCTGCTAGGGATCTTAGTTTAGTCATTAGGTTATCAATTAATCTTCGTTCATCTCCACCTTCCATACCTGAAATCATAATAGAGATGTGATCTATGATAACCCAACCTACCCCACAACTTCTTACAAGGTAGCGAATTCTATTTGACAACACTTCACCATCTAAACTCCCCCAATGATCGTATAAATAGATCCTGCCTGTATTTAAAGTCTTCTCCCATATATCCCTTAAATATTTTTCATCCAAATTATTTTGAAGGTGTAGCATTTGGTTGGCTTCGATAGACATGAAATCAACCGCAGCTTGTCTAACAGATTCTTCCAAGGCAATATAGCCTAGAGTCTCTCCCTTGCTGAGAAAGTAAGATGCAATCTCTTTAACAGTTGTGGACTTGCCAACTCCAGTGCCAGCACAGAAGGTAACAAGCTCCCCCTTACGCGCTCCTAGAGTAAGGCTGTTAAGCCCCTGCCAAGGGTACTCCATGTCTGCTGCTTCCATAGGAGTATTAACAAGATCCCAAGTATCTTCTCCTGCTATGATTCCATCAGGTCTATAGACACTAGCCCTGAATATTGCATTTACAACTTCGCTACCTCTGCCTTCTTGGAGCATATCATTTGCATCCTTAAGAGGTAAGGAAGCAATCTTACAGCGTCCTGGTGGAAACAGTTCAGCAGCTTTACGAGCACTGCTTTTACCTTGGGGATCGTTGTCAAACATTAACACAATCTCTTGAAAGTTTGCCAACAGCCACTCTAAATCTTTACTAATACTCTTACAAGCTGATCCTACACCATTCGCGATAGACACTACAGGATATTTACAGTTGTTGATTTCCGCAACAGACATGGCATCTAACTGGCCTTCAGTAATCACAATGTATTTTCCAGAAGTCCAACACTGCTTACCCCACAACCCAAGACTGCTGGTATCTCCAACAAAGCTAAAGTCGTGTCCCTTCTTACGAATTTGTTGTGCTACCAGTTCTTTGTTGCAATTAAAATAGGGAGCTAAATGAATAGTCGTGCCTGAGGCAGTTGTTTTTACTTGGTATCCAAAGAATCTACAGGTATCAAGAGAGATTCCTCTTTTAGTAAGGGGCTTGTAGCGTCCACCCATAATAAGTCCTTTAGTGGTTGACTGAGGCACAAACCTAGCAGAATTACTATCACTATGCTCATAATAATCACAGCTTTCTCCAAAGCAGTATGCGTGTCCATCTGGATACCTCCCTAAGTTATCTTTAGAGCCACACTTCGGACATGGCTCGTGTATCACTTTTTGGTGAGCTCGTTCATCCATAGTTCAGGTATGCTCCTTTCAGCATAAAGAAACCCATGCTTTTCACACCATGCTGCATACGTTGTCTTTGAGCCTTTATAAAGTTTTTGTCTGGAATTTGTAAATACGAATCGTAAATCTAAATCCGGATATTGCTTTTTGATTAACAGGTGTTTGGTTCTGTCCTTTGCCAAGAACCTACCCTTTGTCTCAATATATATCTTACCTTCTAAAATAAAATCAGGAGTATAATGTCTAGGCTCAGAGATATACTTGATTCTTTCGGTTTCATAAGTCCAAGCTATATCCTTGCAGTGTTCCAACTGCTTTGCTATGGACTCCTCTAGACCACTTCTATACCCCTCTCGTATACCTCTGAGCCTTTGTCTTTTAGTTCGCCACATTACTCTTGATCCTATCCTCTTTTAATCCTCGGAGTAGTTTACTAACTTGAGAAACTTCGTAAAAAATCTCCCTCGGAAAACTCCCTGCTTCAACCATGAACTCCACTTGTATTATGAATTCATATAGCGTTAAATCAGGGAGCTCCCTTACGTTATCCGCAACATCCACAGCCGTATACTTTTTTAACTCCTCGAAAGAAGGCATCATTAGAAGTCCTCGTATTTATCGTCATCATCATCTTCCTCGATCTCCACAGCCTCCTTACGAGTTTCTTCTTCGACTGCTGCCTGAACAAAACCTTCATCTTCTTGATCCCATTTGACACCAGCCGTATATTCCACCAAGTCAAGCACTCGAACCGCTTTCATTCTTAGAGTAACTCCACCTTGTCCTTGGCTAAACGGAATAGCTTGATAAGCGATCCTAAGCTGACTGCCACCGCCTACTTGAGCTCTCATTCTGTTTCCCTTAGTATCTGTTAAAATAGGCTGCTGTTTAATATGATTACCATTGACTTTAATCATAGCCTTCATTTTAAATTTAACCTTGTAATTACCAGTGGGCTTTTCGTCCTCCCCAAGTTCTTCCTTGATAGGATTGTGCTTGCCACCATTCATTAGAGGGTTAACGATTTTTTCAATGATTGCAACATCTTTCTTGTTAAAAATAAGATCAACTTGGTAGACCCCATCATCATCAAACCTAGTGTCAGGCTTGTTTAAATGAGGATACGAGGCGATTCCTGCGGGTGTAAAATTAATCGGAAATGATTCTTTCTTTTTCATGGTTATATTTCTCCTTGAATAAATTTTTCTGCACCCCCAAACTCAGGGATTTTTTTTAACTTACAATCTATACGCATATTATCTACAACTCCCATAACTTCACTGAATCTCCTTTCAAATTTATGATGATATAAACAATTAAAAACAGAACTGATTATAGCACACTTTTCAGCCTTGGTAAAGCCCTCAAGACTGCTGACTACTAACATCATACCTTCTGATACTCTCTTTGCATCTGTGTTAGCTAAAAAAGAACTCTGCATCTTTCACCTCATTAATATTTAAAGTTCCATACTTCGGTAATTCCGGTAATGCTTCGGTCTGCTCCTCAGAAAACTTGAGTAGCACATCTTCTGAGTAAAGCTCAATAAAAGTTTTTCTCAAGACTGAGCTGAGAATTTCCATATCGCAAGCATGGGTCCCAAATGAATCGTGTATCACAGCAAAGCTCTGAATGTCTGCATAAGCAGCAATAACAGTTTTCATTAAATGACAAGCATCCAAGCTATGCACAAAATTAGGGGCTATCCCATTTGCCTGTTTATGTTTATCCAGCTTGTCGGTTAAACTATGAGCTGAAAACAAAGACACCAGCTTACCATTTAAAATAGTTTTAATTTGTTTAACCACAGGCTTCATATACTTCTGCTTGACAATAAAACCAGTAGGAACAGTCCAGTAGATAGGCTTGCCTTCCTTGCTCATTACTTTGGCACAATCCTGGAGCCATTTCATGCCTTCTCTCGCTGACACCACCACATCTCCAATGGAAGCGTAAATATGGTTAGCCAAGTATTTACAATATTTCCAGATGTCTTCATCCTTGTTAACCGTAGGAAACTGAAGCCCCTTATCAAGCTGCTTCTTATATTCCTCATAGAGCTGATCTCTCATTCCATATAAGGTAGCTCCATAAGGAGTTGTCATTACCGGACGCTTGATAAGAGCTCTGTTTATATCCCCTTCCTCTAAGATAGCTTCTGGATCATTCTTAATTTTTTCTTTAACTACCTCTGTCACTATACCATAAATATCCTGAGGGTCATCTGAAGGACACAGGTTTACCGCGACTCCCCCCTTGTGATCTTTCAGCATAGCTGAGAAATGTTGCAGCCCATTACAGGACCCATCCACAGTAATAGGTAAAGGGCTCCTGTAGTCTTTGTTTTTTTCTGCTTTAACAAACTCAATACAAGCTCTCAGGAATTGCCAAGGTTTATCTGCATCCATCCACCACTTGTTTTCTAGCGGATCTAAACCTATATCCATAATATCCTGTTCATGCAACAAAACCCATTCTACTCGTTCCTCTAGCGACACCTTATCATACCCATAGCAGTTAGCTAAGTGTACCATCAACCAAGGCTTGCCTGAGTTTCCCATAGGTTTCCCTTTCGAGAACTCCAGCAAGCCCCTGGCTGAGTCTTCCCCCTGAGGATTAAGGAAGGCGGTATTCGCGTAGAGTCTGCCTCTGAAATCCAAGGTATGAGGAAAGTAAAAAACTTTTTCATCCTTGAACTTTCTTGCAGTCCACATGAGCTGACTAAATTGTATTCTTTTGGTTTTCCTTCGGACATTATCAGTGTGCATCAAAGTTGCTCTACGTTTCCAATTTATTTGTTCTTCTTTAGTTCCCTTTTTAGGATAGGGTTCTTCCATAGTATGTTCATGGAATTCAGGGATCACTTTAGAGCTGGCTTTGGAAGTAAACAAGTGTTCCATAATCTCATAGACTTCCTTGTTGATCTTCCAGCCTGTCTCTTGAACCATGTT